GTCGATGATCAGCGAAGCCGCTGGACAGGAGATGGCGATTGCCCACGGCGCAGCCGCGAGCACCGCTGTTGTAACCGCTGCTGGTACCGGTGGAACGGCCGCAGGCACCGTCGTATACACATACGCCGAGCTTGTTGCCCTTCAGTACTCGGTCAAGCAGCAGTACCGAAACGCCGCGAAGTCAGGCTTCCTGATGAGCGACGCAGCCCTTGGTCAGATCCTTGGCACGACGTCATCGTCGCTGCCTTTGTTCCAGCCAGGCGGACAGGGTGGCGTTGATCGTCTCCTTGGCAAGCCTGTCTACACGGCTCCTGGCATTGCGGTCCCTGCGACCGGTGCTAAGGCTGTGCTGTTCGGTGACCTTGGTCAGATCAAGACCGCCATCGTTGGCGGCGTGACCGTTGAGGCTTCACGTGAGTACGCGTGGAACCTTGGCCTTGTTTCGTACAAGGTTCAGGTCCGTGGCGCAACAGGACTTGCCCAGCCTTCGGCTGTCAAGTTCCTGAAGAACGCCTAATCAACTAGCTCGGCTAGTTAGTGGGGATGGGGAGCCGCTTCGGCGGCTCCCCTGAACCGCAAGTAAGGAGAACCTAATGCTCGTTCGACTCTGCAAGCGACGCGGTGAATATCCGTCAGGGGCTTTCGTGGATCTGCCTACGGCAGAGGCGGAGAGCCTCATCGGCTTTGGCTTGGCTGAGGCTGTTGCAGATGTCGACGCAGAGGTACCAACGCGGCTCGTAGAGCGTGCCGCAGTCAAGACCAGCACCAAGACAGCCACCCTGCCTACATCGACCGCCAGCGTCGCTTCTGAAGGGGAGTAAATGGCAACGATCATCAACTCACAGGTCGTGGTCGGCACCGAGCCAGTACTGATTGCGACTGGGATTGTCGGCGCTTCTCACGTCTACCTACACTCTCCCACCGGCGGAAACTCCGTCTTCATCGGCAATAGCGCGGTGACCATCTCCAACGGCTTTGCTTTGCCAAAGAATGAGATGCACGAGGTATGGCTCCCAGAGACTGACAAGCTGTACGCGGTGGTAGCATCAAGCACAGAAACTCTTTATGTCCTACATACTGGAGGCCGCTAATGAGTTATGCATCTCTCTCCCAGTTCAAGGCAGCCGTGGGCATTACCGATAGCACCGATGACACCGCGCTTCAGAGCGTGCTCGATGCTACCGACACGCTGATTGATCTCTACTGCGACCGCAAGACTGGCTTCGGTACCGCGACCGAGACGCGCTACTACACGGCTGAAGCCTATGACTATGTGCTGACCGATGATCTCGTGAGCGTCACGACGCTGACCACTGATGATCTTGAGAACGGCACCTACTCCACGACGTGGACTGCTGGCACCGACTTCCAGCTCACGCCAAAGAACTACGCGCTCGACGGTCTGCCGTACACCGGCATCAGCCGCAGCAACGCCTTCCCTAAGAACTTCCCTAAGGGGATCTTCCTTGGCGTCAAGGTGGTCGGCGTGTTCGGATTCCCTGCACTGCCAGCCGCCGTCACACAGGCGGCGATCATCCAGGCTGGCGCTGTGTGGAATAGCCGCACCGCTCCGTTCGGCGTGATCGGATCGGCTGACCTTGGCGGCATCCTGCGAATGAGCCGCGCCCTGCACCCAGAGGCCGCGCTGATCCTTGAGCCGTACCGCAACCGCGGTGGCTTGGCGGTATGACCGACCTCACGATCCTAGACGCCATCGCTGCGCGCGTAGAGGCTGCGACAGATCCGACTGGCTATACGCTCCGCAAGTGCTACGCCACTCCGCCAGAGTCGCTCCCAATCACGCCGTGTGCGGTGCTCTTCCCAGGCGGCGATCAGATCAGCATCGGCAACGGCAACCGCACCACGGTGCTGACGGTCAACATCGTCATCTACTTGCTCCCCATCCCACGGATGGATGAGAAGTACCGTGACCTCTACACTTGGCGTGCGTGGCTACGCACCGTGTTCGATGGGGCTGTGACGATTAGTGGAAACGCGGCGCAGGTGGCAGTTACTGGCACTACACTCGGCACAGATACTTATGCTGATCAGGACTACCTGACGGTTCAAGCAACTGCGGAAGTCACGGTCTTTGACACCGTGGCATTCACCGCGTAGAGCAAGGAGTAAACGATGGCTACCTTCGGCGCAAAGGCTCTGACGCGAATCGCTACTGCGTCGCAGGCCGCATTCGGAACCGCAGCTTCAATCGGCACCGCCACTGGCGAGATCCTCTTCAGCGAGACCATTGGCTCACTCGATCTCGGCGTGACCGTAGATCTTGGCGAGACGCTATCCGTTGGCAAGCGCACCGCCATTCAGGCGAGCCAGCCAGTCATCACCGGCAAGGCTCCAATCATCACCATCGCTGAGGGTCCTGCTTCAATGCGAACCCTTCCGCTGATCTTTGATGCGATTGGCGCAAGCACCACAGGCGCTGGTCCTTACACCTGGACGTGGTCGCCAACACAGGGCGATGTCGACACGCTGATCTTCTACTCCTTCTTGGTCACCGACGGCGTGCAGAAGTATCTCGTGCGAGATGCTGCGCCTACCGAGATCACGATGTCTGCTGACGCAACAGGGCTGCTCCAGGCTGGCGCAACCTTCGCCGCTACAACGGCTGCGACTTCAGCGCTTGCCTTCCCTACGGCGATTCCTGCCAACCCATTCTTGGCTGGGCGCTTGATGAAGTTGAGCACCGATACCAACTTCCCTGATAAGAGCGGCACAGGGGCAACCGACTACGCCTCCATCTACAACTTCAACCTGTCGATCACGACAGGCGTTGGGATGGTCACGGCGCTTGACGGCAGCCTGACGGCCGCCACCGCAGCACTGACCGGTGTGCTCGATGCAACGCTCACCTTCACGGTGGCAAGCAACGCAGCCGCTGGCACGAGCTTCCCAATCACCGACATTGCGACGCAGAAGTACCTGCGCCTCTACGGCACCACCACCGATAACTATGGCGTGTGGATTCTCGGCTCGTGGGAGATCGAGAACATTGTTCCGCTCTCAGCCGATAACGAAGGCGTTGTGGTAAATGAAGTGACCTGCCGACTGGCGTATGACACGACCTCCGGCAAGTCGCTCGAAGTGGTGATTGATTCGCCACTGGCAACAGCGCCATAAAGCAGAGCGCCTAGGGCGCTAGTAGGAGGGTCAATATGGCAGAGAACCGCACCATCACTCTTGATGGCGACTTCGCAGGGTGGAAGGCTGAACTCAGGGCAGGCGTATCCGCAAGGATCTTGCTCGACCTTCAGTCAGCAATCCCATCCAAGGTGCTACCAGCGTTCGCCGCGCTGGTCGTATCGCACAACTTCAAGGGTATCAACGGCGAAGAGATCACCGATGTCCTTGACGCACCGGTAGAAGCACTCACTGAGTTGATGGCGCTCTGGGCGAAGGGGAATCAACTGGACCCCAAGTAAGGCTCGCTGCGCGTCGGATGGCACACGGTCAGTCGATCGTTCCACCGGCAGAGATCATCTTCCACATCCTTGCCCAGAAGTTTGGGATGTGGCCAGACCAAGTGGCGAGCCTGCCGGTAGAGCAAGTCATTGCAGCGTGGGAACTCCACGCAGAGATGCAGCCGAAAGGTAAGTAAGTGGCAGTCAACGGTCTAGAGCTTGAGATCCAGGGCGATGTTCGCAAGCAGACCGACGCGCTCCAGAAGGTCTTTCTGGAGACGCTTGGCTGGAAGGGCATCCGCAAGCTAGAGCAGTTCGCCACTGTCAACGCTGCTCGCGCTCTTGCACCCTATGTGCGAGCTGCTGCACCCACCGACTCCAAGGCTCTTGCCAAGGCTGTGCGTGGGCGTAAGTCGCGCATCACTCGACCAGGTGCCGTCGTTGGTCCTGTCGGTGGACGCAAGGGTGTGTGGTACGGCTGGCTGGTCGTCAAGGGAGTCAAGGCACACCGCATCCCTAAACTGACCGGCGGTCAGCAAGCAGGGCAAGCAGTCAATGCAGCGCTTGATCGACTTGGCGCAGGTCACTCCATCTTTGGACCAACGCCAGGCTTCCTGCATCCAGGTGTTCGTGGCGATAACTTCGTCCTCAACACGGTTGCCGCTAAGATCCAAGTAGGGAAAGACGCGATGGCCGCAACGATTGTGCTGCTGCTCACCGATGAGGCAA